TGTCGATACTGCCGTCGTTATCCGTGTCGGTCCGGAAGTTGTTTGCCTTGGCTGCCTCAAAGGTGATTCCTCCGCGCTTGTGGTCGGACTTCGCAAGCGAGAGGTAGCCGTTTGCTCCGGCGATGATGATCGCCTCGCCAACGCCGGTGGCGGCGGTGAGCCATGCAGCGGCGGCGGTATAGCCGCTCTTGATGCACAGATACATGAGGAACAGGCATTCCTGAACGATCAGCAGACCGGCCAGCATCGCCAGCAGGCACACGACCTTGCTCCATTCGACCTTGCGCTTCTTCGCGGCTCTGCGCTTGCGCCTTGCCATCAGCTCAGCCCAAACTTCTGGGCGAAGCGGTAGAGGACGGTTGCGAACTGCTCGCGGGTCAGGAAGTCCTGCCACATGAAATTCGCCTCGCCGTTGGGGAGCTTGCTGCCGCCGACCAGCAGGCCGGTTTCCTCAACGAACTTCCGGCCGTCCGCGCTGAAATTGCCGCAGTCATTGTCCTGCAATTCCGCGCGGTAGGCATTCATGGCAACCTTGAACATTTCGTTGAATTTGTCCTGAGTGATCTCTGCCATATCTTCTTCCTCCTTTACGAGCGACCAGTCCGGCGTACCGTAGCCGCCGATCTGCGCGTAGTTGATCGAATAGTTTTTGTCGCGTACTATGCCGCCGTTCGGAACGACGCCGGGGGCGCTGGAGGTATTCCCTTCGATGGTATATACCCTGTCGCCGGACACCTTCTCGACGAGGCCGGTGTGATACATGGATTTCCCTCCGTCGTTGGTGAAGAAAATCTGATCCCCCGGCTGGGGGTTGCTCTTGTGGAAACGGCCGACCGCACGATAATAGCCTGCCGACTGAGTGCAGCCGGCGCCGTACCCGCCCATCGGCTGATTCGTCATCTTCATGGCGACGCTGAGGCCGAAGGTCGTGATATAGCACCAATCAACGAACATATCGCACCAGGCGTAGCCGTTTTTCGGGAAGTTGTAGACGCCGAGGCCGTCGAGAAATGCGGCATACTTCGTCCAGTTCCCACTACCAGCGTTGGCGGTCTTGCCTTCCAGCTGGGAGTTGGTGGCCTTTTCGATGTATCCGATCTCGGCTCTGGCCGTGGCGATCACTCGCTCAATAGCGGTCATGGGTCATTCCTCCTTCGGTGCGTCGGGGGCTTCATCAGTCTTTTCCTCCGGCAGCGCGGCCGGTGTCTGATCTGTGCCGGGCGTTGCGGTCAGCAGCATATCTTTCAGCTTACCAATCACATCAACGGCATAGGCCGTGAATGCCGCCAGCATGACCAGCGACACCGCTGTCATCAGATTCACGGTTTGGCCGCTCACCTCCACCACCATCAGATCAGGGTTGAGGTACCCGGCGAAGTAGACCGCAATCAGCGCCAGAGCGATCACGCCGCCCTTGATGCAGCCGTTGCGGAACTTTACCAGATCCCATTCGCAGGCGATAATGGCGTTGATGGAGCCGAGGGCGATATTGGCGGCGATCAGAAGCACCAGTCCGACGGCCAGCCGGATACTTGCCATATCCAGAAAATTCACGGTGACTCCTCCTTATTGCAAAAAGTCGTTGCTGTCCAAGCACCGGCGATATATCGTCTTGATTCGGTCACTGGTCAGCTCTGTTACATTGTTTTCAAACTCCGGGTGATCTTCGCAGTATCGCTCATAGGCAGCGATGTCCCGGAGCGTTTGGTCGAAATGATCTTTGGTGTGGCGCTCGCCGTGGAGACATTCATCGCCGAAGCGTAGAATGCGCGCCCGGCAGTTGACGGCCTTTTCCTCGGCCATGCCAGACCGAACGCACTGCAGCTCGCTTTCGAGCTTTCCGACCTTCTCCAAGACCTCGCTGTTGATAGCGCGCCCGAAAGCCTTTGCTATTGCAGACCACGGATTGATTTTGATGGGGGCGAGCTGGAGCAGCGTCAGCAGCACAAACAGCGCACTTCCCCCACCAAACAAAATCTCCTTGAGCGTCATCTCTCAATCCTCCTCTGCGCGTGATAAGAAGGGCAGCCCCCGCAAAGGAGCTGCCCTCCGTATCAATGCCGTGGTCAGACGGTGACTTCGAGATCTGCCAGGATCTCCTCGACCTGCTTCCGAATCAGGCTCGGAACCTGGTCGATGGTCTTCTTGCCCTTGACGATCAGGGTCGCGTAGACAACTGCCATAACTGCTACCTCCTTTCCCATCAGAATGTATAAAAGAAGGAGCCGAAGGCTTTTCATAAGCCCTCAGCTCCATTCTTGCTATTTTCGAGGATTTCCCGGACGGCTGCTCGCAGCTGGTCGGGAACTTCCTCAATCGTCTTTTTCCCTTTGCGGATCAGGTCTGCGTAGACCTTCACCATGTAATTGCTCGCCATCGGTTACTCGCCTCCTGTTGTAGATGTCACGGCGACGATCTGTTCGTAGACATCGCATAGCGCCATCTGCGTATCGGTGACCTGCCCCTCAAGGCTCGTCACCTTTTCCGTCAATGCCGCCTTGTCGGTCTCCAGGTCGGCTACCTGCTGCTGCAGGGAGGGGATCGTCTTGCCCTCCGCCTCATGCAGCTTGGCTTGCGCCAGATAACCGGCATAGTTGCCGAGGATGTCTTCACTCAGGCCGTCGTACATATTCAGCTCCAGGTGATATTCGTCGTACACCCACCCGCTGATGGTCAGCTCGTCCCGCTTTTCCTCAAACGGCTCGGCGTTCTCGTAGAAGCGCACCAGGGCTACCCCCGGCTTATTAGGCTGCTCCTCCAGCGAGAAAGCGTTGCTGGGCGCGTTGTCGCCTCTTACTCTCATTTCGCACGACCTCCTTCAGATGTTTTACTCCAATCGGGTCAATGTACTTCACCCGAATTGTATGGCTATTGCAGTGCTTCAGTTGCCCGGCGCGGCTCAGTAGCCCGGAGGCCTGGGCGAACATGATAGGCTTTCCGGCGTCAAGCCGCTTTTTGACGCGGCGGCATTGCCGGGTGAAGCGCAGGAAATTCCGCTTGCGCAGAATGACATGAGTGCGGGAAAAGCGGTAGCCGACCGCGCTCACCATGCGCTTTGCCGTGGGATAGATCTGCCAGTTCGCTTTCATGGACAGGCCGAGCCGCTGCTGCATGAACGCGGCGATCAACTTCCGCGCCTTGTGCAGCTGCTTCTTATTCGGCCCGAGCAAGGTGATGTTGTCCATGTAGCGGGTCATATACTTCACGCCCGGCAGCGTCATGATGTACCTGTCCAGCGGCTCCAGATAAAAGTTCGCCAGCCATTGGCAGATGTAATACCCGATAGCCAGCCCGCCGCCGCAGGATTCGATGATGGAATAGACCGTCCGCAGAAAGCGTTTGTCCTTGATCTTCCGCGCCAGCGCCCAGATCAGCCGCTTGCCGGAGATGCTGGGGTAATACTGTGCGACGTCAAGCTCCGCGGCGTACTTCGTCCCCTTCGGGTCGTTGCGGAGCGCGCCGCGGATCTTCTTGTGGATTCGCTTTCCACCGCGTCCGGGAATCGACGCGCAGGACCACGGGTGCATCCCGCGCATAAGCACCGGTTTCATGGCCGTCACCAGCATCCATTGGATCACGCCGTCCGGCCAGAATGGGACCATCTTGATCTTACGGTGTTTCTCGCTGCTCTCATCATAGATCTCGCGGATCTTCGGCTCGGACGGTACAAAGCTCTCGGTTGCGACCAGCTCATAGGTCTTTTCGACATACCCGTCCAGGTCCGCCAACACAGGGGCGATGTCTTTACGACTCCGGCGCCCCTTTGCCGCCTCCTGAATGACAGCGCGAATGAAGCCCCGGTCAACCATCTTGTCGTAGAGATAGCCGACTCGTTTCGGCATAGGATTTTCCCTCCGTCCTTGTTTGCCTGCGAGGTTATTCGAGCCGAAGCCTACTAAACCCCGTCCTATGCGGCAATATTTTCACCAAGCGGTGAGGGAAAGCCTGCGCCAGTCAAAAGAAAAACAAGTAGTCGCGCGCCGACGTTCGAGTTCGTGTTCGACGAGGTGTTGTTCGCGTTGAAGTAGAAAAGGCCGGCATTGCCGCCATTGTTCCAGTTGCCACCCACAAAGAGGACACGCCAGCCAGAGTTGTAGTTGGCGTAGAAATCAAGCCCTCGGCGCATGGCGCAGACAGTCCCGGAGATAATTATACCTCCGGCCTGCCACGCATACGGAAAAACGGGAGAAAATAACAGAATACGTTATTTTCAAAAATCGTGTCGACGGGGCTTCGCCCCGTACCCCATTCAGCTTTTGGGCTTGCGCTTATGCCGCCAGCTGGTGCAGGCGGGAAAGCTCCGGGGGCTGCGGCCCCCGGTCCCCCATTAGGGGTGGAAAAGGAGTCGCGCGCCGACGCCCGAGAGCGTGTTCGACGAGGCGTAGCTCGCGTTGAAGCAGAAAAGGCCGGCATAGCCGCCATTGCCCCAGCCGCCACCCACAAAGAGGACACGCCAGCCAGAGCCGTAGCCGGCGTAGTCCGGAATATAGGTTGTTTCGCTTCCTCCGACCCCCGTGGGGAAGAACGCCCAGGGCATGGCAGCCGCTACGCCGATGGCCGTGATGTACCCATCACTCTGTATCTTGGAGCCGATGTTCGTATAGTTGGCCGCGGTGTCATCTGCATAGCTCGCAGGGTTCAGGCAGACATATACCGTTCCGTCGGAGAAGTTGATCCCGTCGATAAACTCGAAGACATTGCCGTAGGGATTCTCGATGTGCCGGTACTGGACGGCGGTCTTTCCGTTCGTCCCAGCTGCGCGTCCGGTATGGTAAGTCATGCTGTCCGTGCCGCCGGAAGAAATGGCAGAGCTGTTGCCGTCGACATAGCCGCGCCCGATTTTGCTCTGGCTGTCCCAGTCGGAAAACTCCACCAAATAGAGCAGCCAGACCGCGCACCAAGACGCGAAGTCATACTCGCTCCACTTGCTACCCTTTCCTCTGGCACCGGAACGAGCCGATGCGCGGGTCAGGTTGACCAGCGGCGCAGCGCCGGTCTTGGAATAATGGCCGGAGATCGTGTTGTAGCGGCCGACATACTTGCCGGAGCCGGGGTGCTTGGTGAAGCCGCTCTTGGCCTTATCCGCGATGTAGAAGTACCGTTTCTTGTTGGCGGCATCGTCGATAATACGGAAGTAATACTCGGGGATGAAAACAACGGTATCGTAGCTGCTTCGAGAGAAGCCGCTCTGCCCCTTCTTGTAGCTTACGGCATTGTTGATGATGTTGTACTCGTCCATGCCGCTCCACGGGAGATAGTTGTCGAAGGGAGAGCTGCCGGCGCCGGTACCGACCGCAGGCGCGGGATTCGTGGTGATGTCGACATTGACCAGTCCGTTCGGATCGGTGGACTTTTTCAGGCGGGTCAGCGCCGTCGACTGTGCATTGTAATTCCAGCAAACGCCGAAGACCTTGACATAGGACAGCTCCAGCGTATAGCCGGTGTAGGAGCTGCAAGCTACGCTGCCAGTGGCCGTCTCGCCGTTCTTTGTGGCGGTGACGCTCCACGTGCCGGTGTTCGGCAGGTAGAACTTTGCCGTTCCGTTGCTGGTGGCCGTGAGCGTGGTGGAACCGTTGACCGCCTTGACCGTAGAGCCGCTGTCGATGGTGACGGTGAGGGTGCAGAACTTCACCGTTGCGGTGTAACTGCCGCCGGAGGTCGACACCACCGCAGACGCCGTGGACGAAGATACCCCGCTCTTGGTGGCCGTCACGGAATAGGTGCCGGCATAGTTGACGGTCAGCGCACACTTGCCGTTGCTGCCGCAGGTGCCGGTATACTGCTTCGTGCCAAGCGTGGCGGTCACGACTGCGCCGGATTCCGCCGTTACGGTCAGCGTAGCCGCGAAGTAACTCAGCGTCACCGCGTACTGCTTGACCTGATCCACGACCACAGTCTCGGTGGCGGTGGTCTGCCCGTTCAGCGTGGCATACAGCGACCATGTACCATAGCCAGGGAGATCAAAAACGCATTTACCGCCGACGCTGGTGCCAGTCAGCGTAGTCTCGCCGTTCGTACAGGTGATAGCCGATCCGGTGGCAACAGAGACCTCCAGCTGTGGAGCCACGCCGCCGCCCTTGGGCTTTTCCCATGTATATACGCCAGTCTGATCGTTGGCTGCCGTGCAGTAGAAGGTCTGCATGGTGTTTGTGTTCAGATACGACTGGCCGACCGAGCCCTTCGTGCTGGAGGTCGGATCGGTCTTGCCGGTGAGCGGCTTACTTCCGTCCAGCCCCTTGGAGAGCGTGTCGAGGTCGCTGGAAACGCCATCAAGGAAGGTGTCGAGCGATTCACCGTTATAGGTCAGATCGGCCGCGTCGCTGGCGCCGGACAGCTTCCACTGATACTTGCCGCTGCTGTCCTTGCCGCTGCAGACGTATTCCTTGCCCGTAGCTCTGTCATAGTAGTGCTGCCCTGCGGTACCCTCGGTCGTGCCTGTCGGCGCTCCTGAGCCTGTTGCAAGTGGATAACCGTAGTCCTTTCCGGCGACTGCCGCAGAGATATTCCCGTTCCCGTCGCCCAGCAGCAGACCCTTGACCATGATCTTGTCCTGCTTGGTCTTTACCGCCTCAGTGATGGCGGCGGACATATCGCTCTGTGTGACGCAGGCGCTGGTGTCGACCGTCACCGTCCATGTGCCGGTGTTCGAGCAGGAGATCAGCGCGTAAAAGGTGTAGACGAAATCCGGCGATTCCGTCTTGCTGGGAATGGGAACGCCCTGCTCCAGCTGGAACAAGGCGATCATGGCGGACGCTCCTCCGTCCACGCTGGCAGATACGCGGAACTGATTCAGCGTATAGGCCGTATTCGGCGCAGCGATGCGGAGCTTCAGGCGAATGCCGGAAGATACCCTCTCGCCGCCCAGCAGGCTCGCGGTCTGCTTTTCGTTGACGAGGGCGGTCTGTGCCATCATTGCCGCCGCCGCGACGGTGCCCTGCCCCGCAGCCGCGCTGTCGAAGTTCAGGGTCTTTTCATTCACCCACTCATTGAGCAGGCTGTTGCCGGCGTTGGTGATGACGCCGTTCCATGTTGCCATAGTAAAACACCTCCGTGTCAGTATCGAATGGCGGCCGCGCTGTCGACCAGCTCGCAGCCGATACAGGCCGCGCCGAAATACTCTGTTGCCAGTCCTCCGGCGTCGTAGTATTCTACCTCGTCCAGCACCGAGCGCAGATTCTTGTAAAAGTCAACGCGGTCGATCACGCGCTGATGTCTGACGGGGTCGACATCCTCATAGGTGGCGTCGATCAGCAGCTTGAAGTGGTACGGCTTGCCGCCGTATTCCCACCATTCGCTGACCTGCGTATCGGGGTAGATGGCGGAGATCGCCAGCACGACCGCCGCCTTGGTGCCGAGCCTGCGGTGAACATTCCATGAGTCTTTCAGCGTCCGGCGCTTTTCCTCCAGGGTGTAGTTGGCGTCCCACCAGTCAACCTTGAAGTCGTTCGCCAGAATGTCCAGCAGCTCGTTCGGGAGCCGGTCGATCTGTGAGTAGATCGACACGCGCTCGATCTCGCCTACGCGGGCAGCCAGCACCTCGGCAACGGCAGAGGCAAGCGCTGCCATATTGTCGTCATTGGCAAGGACTGCCGGCAAGGAGGCCAGCAGGTTTTCCTTCGTGATGCCGTGCGCCTTATTCATCCTCGTAGCCCCCATTCGTGGCCGTGATGGTCCCGACCGACGCAACCTGCGGCGTCGTGTCGTCGGAGCCATCCCGCAGCGTGGTAAAGACCGGGCTGGTCAGCGCCACGCGCTTGATGCCGGTCTGCATGAGCTTTCCGATCAGCACGGAGGGGTTGATGTCGCGCCCCAGCTTCCCGCACTGCCACGCGACGAACTCAGCCACGGCCTTGTCGACCGCAGCCTTGATCTCCGTGGAGCTGAGGGAGCTGTCCTTCGGCACATAGTAGGTGAAGGTGATATTGTAGCTCACCTTCTGCGGGTCCTTGACAGAGACCTTGTCTGTCAGCGGCCGCACCGTGTCATCGTTGCAGGCAGCGAGGACAGCATTCTTGAGCTCCGTGGTAGCGATGGTGCCGTCGTCCA